GATGCATCACTAGGTAATTTTAATGGTCCATTTACAATTGAATGTTGGATCTACACAGCAGACACAGAGGGTGAATTTATGGGCTGTCAAGATTTTGGAACCAATGAAGGTTGGGCGTTTGTTACAAGAAGTTTACAAAGACTTATATGGACTGCACCAACAACACCAGGTGGAAACGTAAGTGCTCTTATCAGTTCAAATTATGCTTACACAGACAACACGTGGACTCACGTTGCAGTGGTATATGATGGCTCAAGGACTTCAATCTATGCAGGCGGATCAAGGGTTGCAACTTCAACTTCTTATGTAGAACCAAATGCTGTTGCTTCAGGAGATGAATTCTTTATTGGTGGTAACATATACGGTGTAAGTTCAGGTTTATATTCAGATGGTCCAAGAGCATTTAATGGTGACATTGATGAAATTAGAATATCAAGATGTGCAAGATATCACGGCACAAGTTATACAGTGCCTACAGCGGCATTTACAAATGATAGTGAAACTGTATTATTATTACACAACAACGCAACACCGTTTGCAGATGATGGAGGTGCATAATGTATAGATGGACAGCAACTTATATCCAAGATGGTGAAACACATACTTGGACACACGATTGTGAAAAGATGGATGATGCTATTGCGGCTTTTGATGCAGATCCAAATACACCAGATGGCGTGGCTTTCCAACTTGAAGGGGAGGACGTATAATGGCTTGGCCTTCAGGAACAAAAGCATCAACTGCCAATGTTGATCAAGGTGGAGATAAAATAAGTCTTGCAAGACCTGACATCAAACAAAACATTGACAATGTAAATTCTATCATAGACGAATTTAATATTACATCACCTTCAGATGGGGATGTTTTACAGTATAGTTCAAGTTCAGGCAAATGGGAACAGGTTGCTTCTACAAGTGTAGGAACCTCAGAAGCAATTTGGGCTATTGCTGATACATATACTGCCAGTGTCACACAAGGCAAATATACTGGCGATATTGATATACATTACAACAGAGGTTTAAGTTTTACTAAAACAGTTGATGGCACAAACACAACCTACATAACTGTTCCAGCAGGCACATATGTATTTGAGGTAATAACCAATAGATTCAGAGCCAGCGGTGCTAATCCAACGTTCTTTCTTAAGAATACGGATAGTTCAACACCATCTACATATGATGAAACTAATCTTATCTTTGGAGCAGATGGAACTTATTTTCAAACCAATCTTGTAACATTTGCTTTAACAACCAATCTCTATATCTATTATAGTTTAGGCAGCACAAATGCTTTGACAAATGTAAGCGATTGGTTGTATAGAATACAGAAAATAGCATAACACAATTCCCAAGGCACCTACAATAAATACACTTGTTATAACAAACGCGAAAAAACCTTATAAGGAGACACAATTATGTCAGCATCTAGCGATTACCTAGAAGATAAACTTCTAGATCACGTGTTAAGAAACACGGCATACACTTCACCAACAACTGTATACGTTGCACTATTCAACAGCGACGATTCAACTGGTGCAACATCAGAATTATTAGAAGCAGGAACACTAACAACAGAATGCACAGGTGGTGCATACACACGTCAAACTGCAACATTTGATGCTATTTCAAATGGTTCAACATCAAACTCAGGAAACTTGACTTGGACAACTGCAAGTGATGGTAACTGGGGCACAATTACACACGTTGCAGTAATGGACGCAAGTTCTGCAGGCAATGTTCTGTTCTATGGTGCACTTGATACAGCACGTGAAATTCTACAAGACGACACGTTCCAAATTACAGCAGGATCATTAACTATCACATTGGCGTAAGTCACTGATAGGGGAGAACCCAAGTGGCTGGAAGTGATTTTGTAAGTGATATCTATGTTGACAGCGATTATGTAGATAATACATTTGTTGCTGGCACTTATGTTGACGCAGGTTACGTCACAGGCGTAATCACTGCCTCAGCAACCCTTGCCTCACAGGCATCTGTAAGTGTTCCAGGCGGCAGAATCATAAACACCAGTGCTTCACTGTCAACAGACGGTGCAGTTCTTAGTGCTGTTAATAGAGTAAGAACTTTTTCAGCAACACTAGCCACTTCAGCAACTGTTTCATCACAGGCACGTAGAGACACAGCAGGCTCTACAACTATGCCAGGTGCATTGTCATCCAGCATAAGTGCAAACCTAACAATACGTCCTGTTACAAGCATATCAACATCAGCCTCTGTATCAGTTATTGGTTCTAGAACTATAGGCGCAAGTGCAGATCTATTCACCTCTGAAATATGGGATGGAATGAACACTTGGGCTGAACCAAGTCAAGAAACTTGGCAAGGTTTATATATTGATGATGCTGGTGTTCAATTTATTCTTGCTGGTAGAGCAACTATATCATCCGCACTGTCATTTACAGCAGAGGGATTAATAACAAGAAATGCTTCAGCAAGTTTAACCACACAAATAGATATTGCAGTAAGTGGACGCAAGACAAGTAATCTAAGTTCAAGTCTAAGTTCACTGCTAACACTATCTGCAGATGGACTAGTAACAAGACGTGGCACAGTTCTAAAAGCAAGTCTTGGCACACTGTCAATAGATGGCAAGGTTACAAGAAATGCAAGTGCAACACTTGATAATGCACTAAGTTCTTCAATAGATGCACTAGTAACTAGACGTGGCACTGTTCTAAAAGGCAGTGTGGCAACACTAACAGCCAGTGCAATTAAGGTATCATTTGGTTTTGCAAATATGTCAACAGCGGCAACGCTGTTTGCACAGTCAGTTACAATTGGCAGACCCTTACCAATTAACACAAGTGCAAGTTTAAGTGCCGTTGGTTCAAGAACTGTTGGCACAAATATAGATCTAAGCACCAGTGCAACTATATTCACACGCGGCGGATTGAACAGGGCAGGCACAACAACTATGAATGCGTTTACAAGCATTCTAGGCTTCTTAACCATATACAGAATAGATCCATTTAGGGTTTATACCGTGCCAAGTGAGAACAGAAGTCTCCAAATCGTGCAAGAACTTCGCAAAAAATCCATAATTGGCGAAAATCGTGTAAATACAATACAAGAAGAAACACGTTCTCACGCTGTGAAGAGTGAGACACGTAAATTAACGGTCCAATCATTGACATTAGTGGATACTCCTAATTCGTTGTTGGATACAAGGAAATAAATATGCCAAGTTTAACAGGATTTCAAGAAGACAGAGTAGGAGTTTACATTGAAAAGGACCCTTATGCTGTCTTGGACTATACACTAGATTGGACCAATTGGATGCCAGATGGTGACACTATTTCTTCTATTTCAGTTTCAGCACAAACAGGCATTACAGTAGATTCAACTTCAAACACAGATTACATCGTAACAGCATATATCTCAGGCGGCACAGCAGGCACAATCTATAACGTAGAATACAGAATTGTAACAGCAAACGGATTGCAGGATTCAAGAAACTTTAGAATCAAGGTCCTTGAGAGACAAGCGTAATGAATGAAGAAAACAACACACAAAAGAAAAAATACAGAACAGTAGACAGAGACCTAGTTTACAAACTTGCCTGTATACAATGCACACCAGCAGAAATTGCTGAGGTTGTAGGATGCAGTGAAGGCGCACTTAAAAAGCGTTTCAAAGCACTGTTGGAAAAAGGCAAGGAAACAGGTAAACAGAGTCTAAGACGTGCTATGTGGGAAAAGGCAATAAACGGTGATACTCGTGTGCAAATCTTTTTATCCAAACAATATTTGGGTATGAAGGATTCACCAGAGGATACACAAAATACACAGCCTCTTCCTTGGGAGGACTAGTATGCAATTTGATAGCCAACAGAAAACATTTATAACACCATATGGTATAGCACTTAGAAAAGGTTTATTTGATGGTGTAGGTGGTATTGATAAGTTTGGATACCTACCAACAGCAACCACAGCCTATAAGACAATATGGGATGGAGACAACATTTATTCATACCCATCAAGTGCTGTGAATATGCAAGTGGTAAGTGATGAAAGTGCAGATAATGGTATAACAATTTTTATACAGGGTCTTGATGCTGATTATAATGAAATTTCAGAAACTGTTACATTAGATGATACTGATTCAGCAGGTGCAGTGCAAACAACACAACAATTTATAAGAGTATTTAGAGCATATAATTCGTCTAGCACAGATTTAACGGGTGACGTTACTATTTCAAATGGTGGCACAACCTATGCAAAAATATTTGCAACTAGTCAACAGACACAGATGGCAGTTTATACCATACCTGCTGGCAAGCGTGGTTATCTTGTGTCAGGCAACATAAGTGTTGAAAAAAATCAACCCGTTGTTGCACAACTAATGATTAGACAGTTTGGTGGTGTGCTAAGAAGTTCTGGTGTTGTATCAACATTTGGTGTTCCCTTTCAACGCAAATGGGAATTTCCACCAATACTAAATGAAAGAACAGATATTGAAATCCGTGCCAAAGCAGGAGCAACAACTTCTATTGCGGCAGGATTTGAAATTATTCTGGAGGACAGATAGTGCCATTGAGTGAGCCACAAAAAGAAATTTGTTCAAGTGACAGCCGTTTCCGTGTTGCGGTAACAGGACGTCGCTTTGGCAAAACACACGTGGCTATGAGAGAATTGGCAAAGTATGCAAGTGTTCCAAACAGCCAAGTATGGTATGTGGCACCAAGTTACAGAATGGCAAAAGGCATTGTTTGGGATCAACTAAAAGCAAAATTAAAAGAACTGCGTTGGATTGATGCCAGCAATGAAGCAGAACTAAAATTAAGATTAAAGAATGGAAGCGTTATACACCTTAAGGGTGCGGATAATCCAGACAGCCTAAGAGGCGTTGGATTAAACTTTATTGTTATGGATGAATTTCAGGACATAGATCCTAGGGTATGGACAGAAGTATGTCGTCCCACACTATCTGACAAAGGGGGACACGCACTGTTCACGGGAACGCCACGCGGAGTAGGATCTTTCAGCCACGAGATGTATTCTATGGCACTTACGACTGATGGGTGGGAAGCGTGGACTTATACAACACTGGATGGTGGCAATGTTCCACAGAATGAAATTGAAGATGCAAGACGTGATATGGATGAAAAAACATTCCAACAAGAATACCTTGCAACATTCAACACATACAGTGGTATGGTATACTATAACTTTGATAGAGAACAACATCTTAAATCATATCCAAATCCAGACGTTAATGAAATATACATAGGACAGGATTTCAACGTGGGTGCATTGGCAAGTGCCATAGCAATCATTGAGAATGGCAATGTCTATTTCATTGATGAACTGTTATTGGATAGTTCAAGCACTGAGGATACCTGTGATGAACTAAAACGCAGATATCCAAACAGCAAGATTAACATTTTTCCAGATCCTGCAGGCAAACAAAGACGTTCAAGTGCAGGTGGCAGAACGGATATTTCAATACTACAGAATGCAGGATTCAATGTGCAGGTTAGAAATAGCCACACAGCGGTGCGTGACAGAGTGAATGCAGTAAATAGTAAATTAAAGAACGCAAGAGGTGATATACAATTATACATTGATCCTCGTTGTAAGAACATTATAAACAGTTTGGAAAAAATGGTATACAAACCAGGAACAAACGTCATTGACAAGGACGGAAAACTGGATCATATGGCTGATGCAGTAGGCTATCTAATTGATTTCCTATATCCAGTTCGCACTGAATATGCGCCACAAGAACCACAACGATGGGCTTTTTCAGGTAACAACAATCAAGCAAGGAGATGGAACTAGATGCCCGTTATTAGAGACAGAGTATTAAAGGGTGATTCCAAATTAGCCATTGATTTTATAGTGGAGGCACATCCTGCCTACAAACACTATCTTAATCGTTGGGTATTTTTGGGAGACTCTTACAATGGTGGCTACGAGTATTTCTTAGGCAAATACTTAGAACCATACTATTATGAATCAAGAGATGATTATGAAAAGCGCCTTAGAATGCTTGGACTTGATAATCACGCAAAGAGTGTTGTAGGCATTTACAATTCATTTTTGTTTAGACGTGAATCTAAGAGAATGTATGGAAGCATAGAAAACGATCCAGGACTGTTACCTTTCCTTGCAGACGCGGACCTAGATGGTAGAAGTTTTAGACAGTTTGTTAGAGAAATGAGTTCAATGGCAATGGTTTACGGTAACGTGTGGGTCATTGTGGACAAGCCTAATGCACAAACAATGACAAGAGCAGACGAACTGGCACAGGGCATACGTCCTTATGTGTCAATGTTTACTCCAGACAATGTGCTTGATTGGGAATATACAAGACGCCCTAATGGATTGTATGAATTAAACTATCTAAAAGTAAAAGAAGAAATTGTAAACGGCAACCAATATGTAAGAGAATACACACCAGAAGAAATCAATGTGTATATGATTAATGGTAATGACAACACTGGCACACTTGCAATGACAATGCCAAATGAACTTGGTAGAGTGCCAGCAGTTTGTGTGTATGCACAAAGAAGTCAAACACGCGGTGTTGGAATCTCGCCAATTGGTGATATTGCAGACATACAAAAAGAACTGTATGAAATGAGCAGTGAGATTGAACAGATTATTAGGCTTACTAATCATCCTTCACTAGTTAAAACAGCAGACACAGAAGCGGCAGCAGGCGCAGGATCAATTATTCAAATGCCACAAGGACTTGATGGCAACCTAAAACCATATCTATTGCAACCAGATGGGGCAAGCATTGAAGCAGTGTTACAGGCAATTGAAAGAAAAGTTGAAAGCATTGATAGAATGGCTTCACTTGGAGGCATCCGCTCTGTAGAAAGTCGTAGATTATCTGGAGTGGGATTACAGACTGAATTCCAAATGCTAAATGCACGTTTGGCAGATTTTGCAATGAATCTAGAACACGCAGAAGAACAGATTTGGAGATTATGGGCAGGTTACCAAGGCGCAGTATGGGATGGTGAGGTGCAATATCCACGCTCATTCTCAATACAGGACAAGGTTAATGATGTGCAGATGCTTAAGATGGCAAAAGAAACTGCACCAGAAGACAAAATGATTACTGACAAGATTGACAAGATGTTGTTAGAAACAATTACGGAAATGCCATACGAAGATGTTAAGGAATGGTATGAAGAATGGAAACAAGAAAACAAACCTGCAAAAGACAGTGTTATGCACGCCCCTGTAACTTCTGCAGACGACTTGGTTACACATTTAAGACAAATGGTAGAGGCAGGATACACGGACGAAGAAATTAAATCACTGCATCCAGAACTAGCACAATTATTCAACTCTGGGAGCGAAACGGATGCCAGTTAGAAAGGTAAGTGGAGGATACCGTTGGGGAACTAGCGGTAAAATCTACAGAACCAAGGCAGAAGCAGAACGCCAAGGCAGAGCAATACAGGCGGCAACACGAGGCAAGAGAGGCGGCAGAAGGAGACGCTAATGGGGCAGTTTATACCTGAAAGAGATTTCGTAAATGAACTACCCACAGAAAAGCGCCTGCGTGAACTTATGGATGAATACAAGGAAAACATATGGCGCTTTGAAATTAAAGACTCAAAGGCAGCAGGCGTAAGGGCAAGAAATAATTTACTTGAAATAGGCAAATTAACAAAAATACGCAGGCTTGAAATACTAGAACGCAAAAAGGAAATTGTTCCTTTTCGCTGGGAAGTAGAATAAGGAGAGCGATATGGCTATGCGAGGTGGACGTAAAATGTCACGTGGTGGCAAGAAGAAAAAAGAAAAGAAATCACGTGGCGGAAGACGCCGTAAATAACGGAATTTGTGCCCAAAGGCATAAATAATAAAACATACTGCCAAAAGAGGGCAGGTGGTAGAACTCAACCAATTATAAAGAGGACAGATAATGAACGCAGAAAACACAGCGGTAAACGAAACTGAGACAACTGCTTCTCAACCAGAAGTTAAACAGCAGGTAGCAACGCAGGATGTTGTTAGGGAAAACAATACACTTACTCAAGATGAAGTGAATAAAATCATCGCAGAGAGAGTGGCAAGGGAAAAAGCAAAGTTTGAAAAGAAATATTCAGGCGTTGATTTGGACCACTACAATACGTTGATAGAAGCAGAAGAGCAACGCAAGACCCAAGAGATGGAGAAGCGTGGTGAGTATGAAAAACTATTGAAAGAGCAGGCTGAAAAGTTTAACTCTAAAATACAAACATACGAAAGTGAATTGCATTCTATCAAGGTTGACGGCACACTGTTAGGTGAGGCAAGTAACCAAAAAGCAGTTAATCCACAGCAAGTGGTTTCATTGCTAAAAGGCAACTTGAAACTTAACGAAGCAGGTGGTGTTGATGTTGTAGACGCAAACGGACAGGTAAGATATGATGATAATGGTAACGCATTAACTGTATCAAACTTGGTAAATGAATTCCTTACAGCAAATCCTCATTTTGTTAGTGCAGGACCAAGTGGTTCTGGAACTGGACAAGGTGTAGGCAAACAGAATCCTGTGGTAGATAACGATGTTACAAAACTGAATATGCAAAATCCTGAACATCGTAAGCGTTATCGTGAGATAATGCAGGCAAAAGGGATTCGCGTATAAATTTGCTACTAAAGGAGAATAACTATGGCGAATGAATTTGACACAGGCGTAAGTGGAGCAGATGCTCTTTACGCAAACATAATGCAGGCCGCTTTGTTTACAATGAACGAGCAGTCTATTATACGTCCTCTTGTAAGAAATTACAATATGACGGGGACCCCAGGCTTAACAGCACAGGTTCCAATTTACCCAGCAGTATCTGCTTCTGGCGTAAGTGATGGAAGTGATTTAAGTAACATTTCTTTTGCAACAACTAAGAAAGAAATCACTGCTTCAGAAGTTGGTGTAATGGTTACACTAACTGACTTGTTAGAAGAAGCAAGTGCAGATGACACAGCGGCAGCAATTGGTAGACAATTAGGTGCGGCTATGGCTGAAAAAGTTGACACAGATATTGCGGCACTATTCAGCGGCTTCTCAAATGTTGTTAACAAATCAAGTGCAAGTGTAACAGTTGATGACTTGTTCAAAGCGGCTGCAACACTTAAGGCTAACAAAGCGGATCAAAATGGTGGTTACGTGGCTGTATTACATCCATACCAAGCATACGATCTAAAACTAGCATTAACAAATGCTGGTTATCAAGCATCTGCTTCAGCGGCTGTTAGTGATGTAGGTAACAGAGCATTAGAAAGTGGATTTATTGGCAGAGTTGCTGGTATTGACATTTTTGAATCAACTGTTATTGATGGTGCTGATTCAACAGGATCATACTTTGGTGCTGTAATGACTCGTGACGCATTAGGTTATATGCTAAAGCGTGATATGAGAATTGAAACTCAAAGAGACGCATCCTTGAGAGCAACAGAAATCGTAGGTTCTATGGCTTACGGTGTTACTGAACTTTTTGATCAGTATGGTGTTGCAATTCAATCAGACGCAACAGCAGTATTATAATAGTTTTAACTATTAGCATACACGGAAAGGGCGGATCTAATTCGCCCTTTTCTTTTGAAAACTATATGGTTTCCAACCAAACTGCTAAATACAAGTGTTAACAAATTAGCGGTTTGAGAAGGACTCAAAGCGTATTATAAAGGACAGTATCCTATGGCGATAACACTAGCAACAATTTCTGACATACAGGAATATGAACCAGATATCACAGATTTTGGAATTCCTGATTTTGATGCAGAAATCACCAAAGCACAAGCAGACGTATTTAGAGACCTAAGAATCCAATGGTGGCCCACTTACCACAATGGCATCTATGATTTGGCAAAACTTACAATGTCAAATGAACCAGATGAGGATCTATACACTGCTAGCCAATTGACTAGAGCCTGTGCCTATAATGCACTTGGTTTCCACATTTATCCTAAACTCGCTAAATTTGAACCAGAACAAGATTTATTTGAACGCAAGATGGAATTCTACAGACAGGAATATTCCAGAGAACTAGATTTAGTATTGCGTGATGGTGTTGAATATGATGCGGATAGCAGTGGAACAGTTTCAGACGACGAAAGAGAAGCAACTCACTACCTCCGCCTTAAAAGGTAAGGTAGATGTCAAATAGAGAATTAGCAGTAAAAAATATTATCACTGTTTTGGAGGATATGACGCCACCAAGACCCGTATTTGTGTCAAGAGAGCCATTTGATTTAGACAAGTTGGCAATGACACAGTTCCCAGCACTTATGGTAACCGCAGGCAATGAGACACGTGAGGATCAAGCAATGGGCGGTTATAGACGTGGTATAATTGAAGTCAACATCAGAGGCTTTGTAAGATCTGATGGACGCAAAGGATTCGTTCAATCAGTTGATGAAAAACGCAACAACTTAATTGAAAGAATAGAAGAAGCACTAAACACGGATCGCACACGCGAACTGGCAACGGCACGAGCGGCAACAACACACGTTGCTTCAATAGAAGTAATTGATAGAACACCGCCTCTGGGCGAGTTCTTGATGATTGCTGAAGTGCATTATTCGTTTACTAAAGGAGCAGTATAATGCCAACAAAATATACTAATATGATAGACAATAACGGTGCTGTTATCCCAGTGGAGCAGGACCGTGTAGACAGATTTCTTTCTGAGGGCTGGACATTACAAAACCAATCTAAAGAAGAAAAAAAAGTTACTAAAAGCAAAAGCAGTAAGAATAAAATTACAGCAGATGCCCAGGTGACTTCAAAAGAACCATCCAAGGAAGAAGAAAATTATTCAATGGAATCATATGGGGATGACCCAGATGCCGTTGATACATTGACTTATTCTTACGATGACTTTGAAACTGCCAAAAAGGAGGACTAGACTATGGCAACTTTTACAGGTGAAAATGGTAAGGTGGAAATTACTGCTGAGGATTCAGCAGGCACAATTACCGTTGCTGAAGTTCGTTCCTGGACAGTAGAACACACTAAAGACGTGATTGAAGACACTGTTATGGGCGACGCGGCAAGAACATACAAGGCTGGTTTACACCAGTTTACAGGATCAATGGAAGTGGTATATGATTCAACTCATACTTCTGCTTCTAACGCATTTGATCCTGCACAGGATGGGGCTCTTACTGTTGAGTTTTATCCAGACGCAACAACAGGTGAAAAGTTTTCAGGAAGTGTGCTTGTTACATCAGTATCAAGAACATCTTCATTTGATGACTTAGTAACTGCAACAGTTAACTTCCAAGGATCAGGCGCCTTAACAATTGGCTCTGTGTAAGGAAGTAGAATGTTATCATTTAAGGTAACAGGAACTAAACAGGTTATCAGTTCTCTTGAAAGAGAAAAAGAGAACTTGATTTCCACGATTGCGCAGGATATATTGGAGGTTGCAAGATCCAAGACTCCAATTGACAAGGGTCAAGCGAGGCGTGGTTGGCGATTAGAAAATCTCTTTAGAGAAAAGCGTATTGTCAACCGCGTTCCTCACATTGATGCACTTGAGAATGGGCATTCCAAACAAGCACCTAATGGTATACTTGGACCTACTGTTAGGGAGATATCTAGAAGGAGATATAGATGAGTGATGTAATAAACAACATCAAAGGACATTTCGCTGAGAAATTGTCTGGAGGACTACAAAAGATAACAGTCGCTGAATGGAAGACTGATATTTTTTACAAGGCAGCATATCCATTCGCTGTAGAAAGCAAAATTATTGCTCTACAACAACAGGGTAAAACTGTTGAAGCATTAGTAGAAAGTCTAATCTGCAAGGCATTGGATCCAGAGGGAAAGCCAATGTTTCACAAGGCAGACAAGGTTACACTAATGAACGAAGCAGATCCTGCTGTGTTGTTAAGAGTTTGCAGTGAATTGAATAATGCTGTAAGTGAATATGAGGAAGTGGTAAAAAACTAAAACAGGACACTGAAATGCAACTCATAATGAGAGTTGCAGAAACACTTGGTAAAAGTGTTGAAGAGGTGATGCAACTCAGTGTCCTAGAAATAAAGTTGTGGTATGAATGGTTCAAACTGCAACAGGATGCACAAAAGGAGACGATGAGCCGTGGCAACACAAAT